TCTATCCATGCCTTACGGGTTTCGGTATCGTAAACAATGTAGTCACCTTTACGGATAGGGTAACCCGTGCGTGAATCTATACCGTTGAATTTTGCATACATTCGTTTTTGCATACTATGCTCCGTGTGTGTTGATTGATTGATACCTAGTAGATATCCCATAGCCTACAGAATAGGCTATAGGCTAGCTGCTATTTATCTCTAGCTAACCAGGCCTGTGCTGCCCGTTTAGACTCAAACCTGCCACTTATAGGGGTATGGTGTGCACCCCGTACTATGTACCATGCACCTAATAACCGATTAAATACAATTTTTACCATGATGTACCCCTTGTTTAATGTATTTTGTAGCTCACAGGCTTTGTAGACCAGCAAACCCTACAATCTAGGCATTTACCACCCTGTTTAGGTGAATTACATTCGTGCCCTATAGGTGTCACTGTGTGCACGTTAGACACGGTTACGTTTGCTTGTCCCTGTAGGCTAGCAGGTATGATTACCTGCTTATCAACGTACATAGCCGATAATCTGACAATTAGATTCTTAGGCAGTGCACCATGTTTAGCTATGTACTGCTTAACCATAGAATATTCACGAGTAGGCAGCCAGTGCATGCATTTAGGTGTTTCAATAGCTACCTGTGCTATTTTCTCCAAATGCCATAAGCCCTGTAAATCACCGCTGTCATGCCAGCGAAAATAGCTATCGTTAGCTATGTGAGCTACCATAGCAGATACCCATAATTCATCATGTAATGAATCTAGCCGTGCATGCTGTGCTGGTTCAATATTGTTAGCATATTGCACATAGTTACCCTTGTTCGCATAGCATGTACTGCATATGCTGCCAGCTATTTTGCTCATTTTATAGCCTGTAATACATGCCACTGTAGGCAGTGAATAGCTTTTACATGGCATTTTAGACGTGCTGGTTACACTGCCAGCGACAACGCTAGCCTGTGTCTTATTCATAACGTGTATAGGTATTGTTTTATGCATACTATGCCCCTTTAATCGTTATACGGTAAGTTATTAGCTTCGTACAGGCTATAAAACCCTGTAAACAAGCTAAACAGAAAAACAGCCAGTAATTCTAGCCCTGTGATAGCTTCTATGCCAAAACAGTACAGGCTAAACAGAATCAGTAAGAATGACGCTATAGCGTTGAAATACAGAATTTTTTGCATGGTTACTAACCCTCGTTTACGTGCAAAATAGCACTGAATAGCCCCTAAAGGCTATTCGCTGCTATTTCAGCATATGTATTCAGGATGCACGTTAGCCCCTAATTGGATAGCTGCCTGATGTAACTCTGCTTTGCTTTTGCTGCTACGTGCTGCCCGTATCATGGCAGAAATAGCACGTGCTACATAGTCAATACCTAACCCTGCTTCATGGAATTGAATAATCTTAGCTATTTCTCTAGATTCTGATTTATTCATGGTAACTTACCTCATTTTTGATTGTTGATAACTCTACTTTGCACCGTGCTAGTAAATATCAACGCTAAACTACATGCATGTTCTATGCCAATATGTTAGCCTATATAAATCAAGCACTTAGCGAATAGCCTATTCACCATATCAGTGCATAATCTAATATCATGCACTATTACAATGCATATAATCACCATATCAGTGCATCATGTTAGCAGTGTGTATAACTCTAGGTTATGCACAATGCTGTTAGTAACTTAGTTAAGACACCAGTAATAGACTATGGTATAGTCTATATATTACACTAAGTATATTCTAGTGTGTTTATGTACTAGGTTATCTATGGGGTAGCTACACAATTTGTAGGGGTAGAAAAGGGGTTACCACATCCCGCTACCCTGTGCTAGTAATTATTCCCTACCCTCCACACGATAGCATTCTAGAAAAGGGTAATGGGCTTGTCATGGTTTTGCGTGTGCTTGTCATCGCTTGCGTGGTCATGCTTTTGGGGTTGAGGGTCTGAAAAGGCGTGCACCCCACTTCTCGCCCCCCCAGAAAAAAAATAGTTTTTGGTATAGTGGAGTTGCTGTTGGTTATCGGATGCTCCAGCAGTTGCCTTCAAGGTTGGTCAGGGGTTGCTTCTTGACCAACCCTTTTTTTGTCTGTAGTATGTAGTTATTGGTAGAGGGGAAGAGATGATGATTACTGCGATAGATGTTGAAGTAGGCGTACCTGCACCCAAGATGAGGGTGGTGTATGCGTACCCGTATGAGGAGATGGATGTGGGGGATAGCTTCTGTGTGCCTTTGGAGGCGAGAGCTAAGGTGTTGAATGCCAACTACAGGGCTGGTAAGCGGTTGGGTAGGGTGTTTACTGCCAAGACAGAGGGTGAGCAGGTGAGGGTGTGGAGAACGATGTGAATGAAGTGTTCTGGATGGATGAGGAGGAGTTGCGGGGTGCGTATGCTGACCTGCTGACTAAACTTGTCCGTACAGAGCAGATGCTGGTGATGATGGCGATAAGTATTGAGAAGGCTGTGGAGTATGGGTACAGAGTTGGATACGAGGATGGCGTTGCGGGAGAGTCGTATTCAGTTGAAGCAAGACATTTGGAGAGCCTTGTCTTGCACTAGCAAGAAGCAGAAGTTGGCGTTGGTGGCAGAGTGGAAGAGTAAGTACTGTGCAGACCATGTGAAGACGCTTATCAACTGTGTGAAGAACAAGCAAGCTGCGTATGTAATCCTTGAATGGAAAGATGAGGAGTTGTAAATGGAAGAAATTGACAAAGATGTTATGGGTCAGATGTTGTTTGAGAAAGCAAAGACAGATTACCCTTACTTGTCTGACAAAGACATTTCTTTTAAATACTCTCCTAACCAAGGCCGAGGGTTTTTGGAGTTTTATCCTCCTGACGAACCTGGCTCTCCTGAATACCCACGCCCGAAAGAGTTGCCTATGGGTAAGGTTGGTATAGAGGTGTTTGACCCATCTACAAAGCCTTTGGATATTCTTGCTGACTATGTGAGTCATTATGGTGTTGAGTCTGACCCATACCTGTCTGAGCGTTATCAGAGCTTTGTAAAGTCTATGACACCAGAACAAACCCAACGGCTACAAGAACAATATAAATACTACCAAGAACATCCAGAATATAAAGAACAACGTGCTTTTGAAGACTGGGCAAAGGCAAGTGGGTTGCCTGGTTACTTCCGTGGATACACGTTTAACCAGTGGCCTGACTCCACACAGATGTACACCCCTGAACAACTGAACATGCTTAACCAAGTCCGTAGCTACTTGGGGATTAAATGAACTTTGACCTGAAGAAGTTTTACAAGTTCTGTTCTGAACTCAAGATTGAGACTAAGGAAGAGGGTTTGAAGAAGATGGGTAACCTTCTGGGGACTCAGACTTATGTCATGCAAGAGATACAGAAAGGTTTGGATGAAGATGTTCACTTCTTTGTCATCCTCAAAGGTAGGCAACTGGGTATCACAACTATTTCCTTGGCACTTGACCTTTATTGGCAGTTCACACACCCTGGCTGGCAAGGAACACTCGTTGCGGATACTGAAGAAAACAGAGACATGTTCCGCTCTACTCTCGCTATGTATATTGAGGGTCTGCCCAAGGAATACAAAATTCCGCTGGTTGCCCACAACAGAAACCAGATGGTTCTTAAAAACAGAAGCAGACTGTTCTATCAAATTGCGGGGAATAAGTCTCGTCTGGGGCAGGGTAAAGCTATCACTTACCTACACGGTACAGAAACCGCTTCTTGGGGTAACGAAGAAGGTTTAGCCTCGTTGATAGCTTCTCTTGCTGAAAAGAATGCAGAGAGGCTGTACATGTTTGAGAGTACCGCCCAAGGCTTCAACATGTTCCACGACATGTACAAGACTGCCAAACGAGCAAAGACACAACGTGCCATCTTCTGCGGTTGGTGGAGGAATGAGTACTACACCGTCCCCGCTGACTCCAACATCTACAAGGTGTACTGGGATGGCAAGCTGACAGGCGAAGAGAAGGAATGGCACAAAGACATTAAGAAGCTCTACGGCTTTGAGATTAACAGCAGACAAATGGCTTGGTGGCGTTGGAAGATGGCCGAAGGCATCAAAGATGATGCTCTTATGTACCAAGAGTTTCCACCCACTGAGGACTATGCCTTTGTGATGACGGGTACATCCTTCTTCTCGCACACACGTTGCACAGAAGCCGCTAAGAAGAGCAAGACCACAGAGTGTGACTACTACAGGTATTCGTTTGGTCAACTCTTCCAAGACACTGAAGTTCTCAAGTCCACAGAAAGACTAGGTACTCTCAAGATATGGGAAGAACCTATAGACAGTGCTTACTACGTGATAGGTGCTGACCCCGCCTATGGCAGCAGTGACTGGGCAGACAGATTCTGTATTCAGGTCTACCGCTGTTATGCAGATGGTCTAGACCAAGTAGCAGAGTTTGCAACCTCTGAACTCAACACCTACCAGTTTGCGTGGGTGATAGCGCACCTTGCAGGTGCATACAA